TACTCATTTTTATATAACTTTATAAATATATTTGTTAATAATTTTAATAATAACTATTCTATTAATAACTATTCTATTAATTTAATTAGATAATAATTAAATTATATAATAATATAAATAAAAAAATAAAAAAAATTATTTATTCTATATTTAAAAATTCTTTTAATAATTGTAATGCTTTGAAACGATGAGAAATTGAGTTTTTAGTTTCATTAGCCATTTCACCATAAGTTTTATTATAACCTTCGGGTAAAAAAACAGGGTCCCAACCAAAATTCATATTTCCGCGAGGTTCTACCAATGTTCCTTTTGTAATACCTGTAAAATAATGTATTTGACTATCTCTATTTTCTTGATAAGCAAAAATGCATTTTGCTTCAATTGTTTTATCTTCATATCCTAATAATAATTTATTTAATCCATCTAACCCTATTTTTTTCATAAACCATTTAATATATGGTCCAGGTAATCCTCCTAACGCATTAAAACATAAAGATGTATCTTCAACTATGATTGGACCATTTAATTGTAATGATGCTGATTTACATTTTTCTTGTATCACATATTCTGGCTCACCCTGAACTTCTGGTAAATCAATATCTAATGATTTAATACTATAATGTGTATTTTCTTGATTTGTCTTTAATATACTTCTTACCTCTTCTAATTTATTACGATTACCTGTAATAAAAGTAATAAATGTTTTATTATTATTAATATTATTATCTGTATTATTATCTGTATTATTATCTGTATTATTATCTGTGATGTCTTTCATTTTTATTATATATATATATTTATTCTGTATGTATTTATTCTAGATAAACGTTTTTTATTTATACTTATAATTATTTTTTTATATTATAATTTATAATTAATTCTTTTTACTTAATTTTTTTATTTTATTATTCTATTTTTATATTACGTTTCACATTTTATTTTTTTATATGAAAAAATAATAACACTAGAAAGATTTTTTGTAAATGTTTTATTATTTATTATATAATAGTTCATTTTCATTTATTGTTGAAAATAGATTATTCTCAACAGTATTATATGGCAGTATTCTTTATATTTTAACACACGCAGTATTAAATTACTGTGATGTATCTATACTTACTATTATAAATAATTATTATTGGACACTTTTATCTCTAGATATTATTTCATTTACATATGCTATCTATAATTCTATTATAAATAATAATGATATTAATAATAATTCTAATGATGTCTCTGGAGAAGGTAATTCTATGAATGTCAGTTTTAATTTATTAAAAAATAAAATAAATACAATGTTTGATAGGAAAAATGATTTAACTATAACACATATACCAAATACAAACAATAGTAATAATAGTAATAATAATAGTAATAATCATAATAGTAATAATCATAATAGTAATAATAGTAATAATAGTAATAATCATAGTAATAATAATAGTAATAATAATCAATTAAACAATAGACAAAATAAAAATAAATTACAAGAACATTTTAATAATACAGAAAATAATGGGTCTGACAATGGTAATTATTTAAATAGTGATAATTTTGTAGATACACATCGTAGTAAAAATAAAGACCCTTTAGATGATTTAGATTTTACAGATTTAGAAAATATTGCCCCACCTTCTAATGAATTAAACTCATCAGCACAATTTTCAACTCCTATAAATCGTTTAAAAAAAAATAATGTGGTTATGAATAATAATACAACAATGAATAATAATACAAATATGAATAATGATACGTCTAATAGTAATTCATCAACACCTATTAGTTTAATTCGTAATAATGTAAAAATTCAAGATCCAGTTATTACAAATCATAATAATAATTTAAATAATACTAATAATACTAATATTAATAATACTAATACTAATACTAATATTGATAATTGTAATGAAAGTACAGCAGGTAGTGATGTTGGTAGTGTTATGGATTTAGCCGATTTTGAAAATTCTTTTTAATTCTAATAATTTCTAAATTTGGTATATAATTTATACTGTTTTGTAAAATATTATTTAAAAGTATTTTTTTATGTTTATCCAGAACAAACTCTTTATTTTTAGTTATATTACTATTATTTTTAATTAATATACCATTTATAAAATTATAATTATTACAATTAACTTTATTCTTACATTCATAATGATTTATTTTAGACAATAAAGAATACGTTTCATAATTTAATGATTTTGAATTTATACTTTTAATAATTTCTGGGTTTAATAAAATAATACCAATATAAATTGTTGTTTCTGTTATATATAATGGTGCTAGTATATAATCTGTATTTAATTCTAATTCTTCAAAATGAATAGTAAATGCTTTACTATAATCTTTAATAGTAGCATTGAAATACTCTAGCATTGACTTATAATTAAATAAATGTTCTAGTTTTATAGATTTATTTTTTTTTGATTTACAACTATATTCTATATTATTTATATTATTTATATTATAAGTATAGTCTGTATAATTATTAATGGTTAAATATAAAAAGTCAATATTAGAATTTATAGTTAATGTTTTTGTAGCCCAATTTAATGTATCATTATCACACATAAACTGAAATGATAGTAATTTAAATACTATCATTGTAAAATGTAATAGTTAATAATAATGTCTAATAATAATGTCTAATAATGATATCTAATAATAATGTTTAATAATCATAATTATATATTTATAAACTTGTTAATTTTTAAACTTTTTTATTTTTAAACTAATAAGATTAATTTAATAAGATTAATTTAATAAATTCAATTTTATGTATTTGATTTAAAAATAAAAAAATATTTTTATTGTATATTGTTATTACTCTAATTATTAAAAATTACTTTGGTTGCGAGAAATACTATTTATATAATCCAGAAGAGCATTGGCATTCACAGCAAGTTCTGGAGTTCCTTGAACCTCTCTAGCCATATTAACACAAGATTCACGAGTAGAAATTTCGCTTTGTAATATTCCTTTACCAATAATTGTTAGAAAATCGGCAAATATAGAATTGATAATCTTATTTTTATTGTCAATTTGCCTTGCGTTATTAGAAGCCTCTATTTTCTCACTAAGTTGCTCTACAAAAGTAATTACATTATTATCCTTTTTATAATTATTCATTTTTACCAGAAAGAGCCATTATTTTTTGTAATACATATATTTTTACTCAATTTTTTATTAATTTTTCAATTTTTACCATTTTTTATATTTTAAATCATAATAAAAATATATTATCATAATAAAAATATATAATTATATTAATAATATATAAATAAATATAAAAATGTTTAATCTTTATTGTTTAACTATTCTAGCAATCACTCTATTAATTATATTATGTTATACTGAAAAAGATAAAAAAGAAACATTCTTCAATTCACCTTATACTGGATTAACAAATCATAGTGATGCTCCTTGGACTATTGATAGACCAACTAAAGCCATTGTAACAACAATTTTAAATAAAATTATGAATATGATTAATAAAAAAACAACTATGGCATATGTTGTAAATGGATATGATAGATTAGACCAAGAAAAACTCGATAAATTAACAACACGTTTTATTGCTGATTTTTTTGCTGCAGATATGAAGACATTTATTACTAGACGCTTTATCATTATTTTTAAACTTAACTTCAAAACCAAAGAAGTTGAAGTAGAACATATTAACCTTGGTAATGCCACTAAAAATGATGCTAAAGTATTTATGGATTATCCCGCTCCTGAACTTATTTTAACCGATGACAATTTACTTAAAAATGAATATAAAGTTATGGGCTTTAATGAGTCTAAACTTGAATACGGTATTTTATCTAGCCAAAAAGAAATTAGAAAACCTAATGAATTATCCGTTGGTAGTTTCTCTGGTTATCAAAATCCCCAAGCCCTTTTTCCATCACGAAGACAAAGCAGATGCTGGGATAATAATGGTATTAATTATATTGAAAAACAAACCGACTTAAAAATTGGTGTTAATAATAGCCCTATGAAAAGAATGCCCCAACCTTACCAAAATCCTACTAATGGCAGAAGAGAATGGGAAAGCGATACTAAATGGTTGTTTGATTTAGTCGATAATAGTGGTGGTGTTGGAACTAATGGCTCTGGTAAAAGGTTTTAAGATATATGTATAATAATTGAGATTAGTTTAGTTTTAATTTTTATTGTTTTTTATTTTTTTAACCGTTTATAATTTTAAAATAAATAATTTATAATTATATATTTATATATTTAGTTATATAGTTATAATTTATCTATCTTCTCAAATAATGTCATCATCATTATCATTAACAACAACATCAACATCATCTTTATTATATCCAGCATTAGTAAGTTCATTAATAGAAAATTGTATTACTCATCCACTTGATGTTATTAAAATACATAAACAAACCAATATGCCATTAACTTATAATTTTAAAACATTATATAAAGGATTTAGTCCAAGAGCAATAGGTAATATACCATCTAGAACTGTTTTTTTATTTACTCAAGATTATTTACAAAATTGTATTATAAGATTTAATAATGATGAAACAAATTTTAACAATAATAAAAATAATAAAATAAATAAATCAACACAGGCTTTAATCATACCATTTTATTCTGGATTAGCACAAACATTAGTTGATACACCTGTTGAAGTTTTAAAAATAAACCAAATTATGCAAATAAAAAATAAAAATCCATACAAAGGTTTTTTACCACATTTTGGGAGAAACCTAATTTTTGTATTTTTTGTCTATAACTTTAAACAATTTGGTGGAGGTGGTTATTGTGGGAATGAAGTTTTGGAAAATGGAAAGAATAATAGTGTTAATGGAATTGTAAGTAGTAATAATAATTCTTATTTACAAACTGCGTGTTATGGTGCGATTGGAGGATTATTAGGTTCTTATTTTAGTCATCCATTAGATACGATTAAAACGTGTATTCAAACTAACCGCAACTATGATTATTTTAAAGCAAAAGAGTATATGCGAGGGGGACATTTACGTGCTGGGATGAGTATGATTAATATATTTATTAGTTTATATGTTTTTGAAAGGATGAAAAATTTTTGATGGGATTTGGATTTAGATTTTGTTATTATAGTTTTGTTTTTGGTGATAGTATTTTTTCTATATCTTTTAAATGTTTTAGAGTGTCTTCTCTTCCCCATTCATATAAAGTAGTGTGCCATTCAGGAGAACTCCAACACCATTGCCAATTATAGTTCATATCACGCCACATATTATATTCTATATCAAGAGTTGGTATATCATTAGTTTTAAATGGTTTAGGACAATTATCTGTCATAATACCATCAATATATCTTTTATTTCTAAATGTCGCTGTTAATTTTCCTATATCAAATAAAGGGACAAAAGATGATGCCATTATACCATCTAATAAATCTTCATTACTTTTCCATTCTGAAATTAGTTCGTTTTTTAAACGAGGAGAGTAAATGAATGAATTAACAAAACTCATTGACAGAAAAAGGCGAGAATTACATTTTTTATAATCATCTAATGACAACATAGGAAGTGTCCATTTACGAACAATATTATTCCATACTCCTAAAGCACCAAAATAATGAGAATTTACTTCTTTAAGAAAAGGCAAATTCCAAGATTTATGTAAAATCGAAATATCCATATTTAATGCCATTAATGTTGCAGGAAAAGAGCCCGCACTTACTGCAGAATAAATTACATTATTTAAATCAAATTCTTTTTGTAAAATTGAAGCAATACCTAGTTCATAACTATACATACCACCACAACCCCCAAATATTATTTGAGCACTAGGTTGTTTAAATGTATTTTTATTCATTTTATGGTTTTTAATGTATTATAATTAAAATAGTTGTATATTATAATTAAAATAGTTGTATATTATAATTAAAATAATTATATTGTATTTTATTTTATAAAAATGTTTTTAGAAGATAATTATAATAATTTATATTATAATCTTTTTATACTTATAATTATATTTATAATAATTATTACTATATTACATATGTTAAAAATTCAAATACCTAATTTTATATTACCTGGAATAATAGGTTGTGCTTTTTATTATTATATTAAATTTATAATGATAAAAACATAATTATTTTAAAAATTAACTTTATTTTACCGTTTTAATATTCTATGTTTTTTATTTTTATTTTTTAATATAAAGATAAAATACACTATAATTTATATAAAATACAATTCATTTTAAAAATTTATTCATTTTAAAAAAGACAAAGACAAAAACAAAGACATACCAAAGACATAAAATGGAAGGTCTATATTTAATACACACGCGAGAATTTATTAGCACTAATAAAGAAATATATAAAATTGGAAGAAGTAGTAATATAACAAATATATTAAACCATTATCCTAATGGGAGCAAAATATTATTAGCAATGATTAATAAAAATTCTATACAATGTAAAAAAAATTTAATTAAACAATTTAAACTTACATTTACACAAAAACAATTTTATGGTAATGAATATTTTGAAGGAAATAAATATGAAATGATTGAAATAATATCTAATTATATTATTACAAATAATAAAGAATGTAAGAGGAAAGAAGAGGAAGAGAAGGCAAAAGAGAAAGAAAAGGAGAAAGAGAAAGAAGAAAGCAGAATGATGTGAAGAAAGTGTCGAGTTAAATAAAGATACAAAAACTTATATAAATAGTATTCTTATTTAATATTATTTTATTTTATTTTATAATTCTAATTTTACAATTTTGTTTTTATGTATTTTTATTTTTATATGATTTTTCAAAAAAAAAATGTCATAACCTCTCAAAATACAAATTTGAACAATAATTTTGAACAATTAACTGTATAATACGCTCATTTTATTACTTTTAACAGTCATATATATTATTATTATATTTTTCGTAAATACTTAATTACAGTCTTGAATACAATAAACAAAAATACTATTGATTTGTGTTTTATTAAATTACATCTATTTTAAATGTTTTATCATATGTCAAATATAACTAACATATTATTATAAATATATAAGATATAAATATATAAGATAAATATATAAGATATAGATGTATAAGATATAAATATATAAAATAAATAAAATATGTAAAGTATATAAAGTATATAAAGTATATAAAGTATATAAAATATATAAAGTATGTAAAGTATATAAAGTATGTAAAGTATATAATAATTATTCTGTTTTAAGTATTTCCGTGTGCGCGGGCGCGCGTGAAATATATAAACAATATAAAAAGCATATAAATGTTGTTGAGTTGTAAAACAACATAAACAAATGTATTGTTTTATAATTAAATTATGTGGTAATTAAATTAGTAATTTTGTAAGGCGTAATAGAACGCATATTATTAATAATATAATAATATTATAGTTTATATATGAGTGAAAAACATATAATATACAGTGTATAAAGTATATTATTGTTCAAACTTATTGTTCAAATTTGTATTTTGAGAGGTTATGACATTTTTTTTTTGGAAAATCATATAAATAAAAATTTACAAACTAAAAAAATTAATATATATATATATATATTAATTTTGATGAGTTTAAAAACATTATAAACTTATGTATTTATATATAAATAAATAATTATATAATAAAAATAGTAATTTTGTAAGGCGTATAATAACATAAATTATTAATTAAATGATAACAATGTAGTTTATATATAAGTGGAGAAATATATACCATACAGTGTATAAAGTATATTATTGTTCAAAATTATTGTTCAAATTTGTATTTTGAGAGGTTTTGTCATTTTTGTTTTGAAAAATCATATAAATAATAATTTACAAATAAAAAATAAAAAAATTTAAAAATACACAATATAATTATTTATAAGATTTATAAACAAAATACTATAAATTAAGTATATATTTATTAATTATATAATAAACAAAAATACTAATTATGTTTAATTTGTAGTATTTTTTGTTTATTTTTAGTATATTTGTTAAAAACTACATATATTAATTTTATTTTTAAATTCAACAAACATTATGTATTTTTTGTTAATATAAAAATATTATATTTATATAGTATAATAAAATAAAAATGACAAATAAAATTTGTCCTAAATGTAATGTTGATTTTAAATATATATCTATTTTAAAAAGACATTTAGAAAATTCAGTAAGATGTAGTTCTAATGATGTATATATAAAAAATACTATTAATAATATTAATCAAAATACTAATACTGATAATTTATTTATTTGTAATGATTGTAATAAACATTTTAAATTTAAAACGTCTATTTATAGACATAAATCTATTTCTAAATGTGCAAAAAATAAAGAAAAATTAATAAATGATATTAAAGATGAAAAAAAGAATAAAAAACAAAATAACCAACCTACCACTGCTGTTACTAATAATATAAATCATACAAATAGCCACAATACAACAAACAATACTAACAATACAATAATAAATAATAACAATAATATTAACATTCAGTATATTAATCCATTTGGTTTTGAGGATGTTAGGACAATTCCTATTACAGAAATGAAAAAAATATTAAAATCGGGAACAGAAGCGGGGCTACATATTATAAAAGCGATTTATGATAAGATAGAAAATAAGAATTTCTATAAGCCAAATTTATCTAGACCTGAAATTGCTTGTTTAAATGAGGATTTAAAATTAACAATCTATAAGAGTAAAGAATTTGCTGATGCTTTGTTTGATAGGTGTATTGCTTTATTACATCATATGTTATATTTATGTAAGAATGAATTTACGAATGTGAATATAAAATATATTTATGAAAATATAGAGCATATAGAATTAACAATGAGAACAGAAATTTATGATAAGAAATTAAAGACTATTATAGAATCCGAATTTAGAAATAATAATTTAGATACGAAAGATAGAATAAAAAATTTTATAAAACAAATAAAAGAAGATACATTAGTAAAAGATAATTCATTATTGCAGATAAAAAATAATTTAGATTTACAAAATAAGAAAAATGAAGAATATACAAAAATACTTACTAGAAATGAGTTAAATAAATTATTTGGAGACCCTCGTATTATTTTAGGATTAAAAAAAGAAGAGATTATTTTAAATTTAAGAGTTTCTAGATTTGAAGAAAGTATATTTTATAAATTCTGGATAGATAGATTAAATACTATTAAAAATTATGTTATTGAAAAAATATCCAAGATAGGAGATATTATTAATATAAATAATGAAGAAACTAAAATTATTCAAATGTTAGACCTAGTAGAACGTAGAGTAGAATTATATAGAAGTTCTTCTTATATAGATTTAAATATAAATGACGAATTTATGCTATATGATAAATCTACAATAGAAAAAATAAAACGAATAGAAGAAAAAAAAGAAAGAGAAGAAAGAGAAGAAAGAGAAGTTATAAATG